ATGCAGGGCGTCTACAGGTCCGCAACGTTCGAGAGCAAGACGGCGGCCAAGGCCTGGACGGCGGATATCGAGACGCAGATTCGGGCCGGCACGCTGGGCGTTTCCGCCGGCGGCACCGTGGCTGACGTTCTCGACAAGTATGCACGGACGGTCTCGCCGAGCAAGCGAGGCGCGCGTTGGGAAGAACTGCGCCTGGCTGCGATCGGGCGAGACCCCCTGGCTGAAATCCCGATCCGGGATGTGCGTCGTGGCGACATCGCGGATTACCGCGACAGGCGGCTGGCGAACGTAGCCCCGGGGACCGTGAACCGTGAGCTGAATCTGTTGAGCGCCGTCTTCAGGACAGCGGTAGAGGAATGGCACTGGCTCACTGAAAACCCGTGTGCGGGCTTACGACGGCCGCCATCACCACAGGGGCGGGATCGGCGCATCAGCGACGATGAGATCGAGCGTGTGTGCATGGCCCTGGGCTATGAAGGGCGGGTGGAGACCAAACAGCACCAGGTGGCGTTGGTATTCCTGCTCGCGCTGGAAACGGCCATGCGGGCGGGAGAGATACTGTCCTTGGACTGGTCGCGGGTGGATCTGAAAGCCAGGCATTGCACCCTGGAAATGACGAAGAACGGCACGCGCAGGCAGGTTCCTCTGTCCACCCGGGCGGTGGCGCTGCTGCAGCAAGCGCCTGGGCGCAAAGGGCCGCTGTTCGACCTAACCTCGCGGAGCCTGGACGTGCTGTTTCGGCGGGCTCGGGACAAGGCCCAGATTAAAGACTTGCGCTTTCATGACTCGCGGCATGAGGCGATCACTCGCCTGGCTCAGAAGCTGGATATCCTCGACCTGGCGCGGATGGTCGGGCATCAAAACCTGGGCAGTCTGCGGGTCTACTACAACCCGACGGCATCAGAAATAGCGGCACGCCTGGATTAAGCGCGCCGCTTTGGTTTCCGGTGTCGCTTCGCCCAGGCGCGCACTTCCTCCGGCAACCAGCGGCGACCCACCCCGGGGGCCGTTACGGGATCCGGGAAGTCGGGCGCCGCCACAATTCCGCACGCCGTTTTGCTCTTCACCCCGAAGTAGGCGCCGACTTCCTCGGTGCTCCACAGGCTTTCCTGAACGCGCTGGGCGCGCAGCTCTTCCAGGATTTTTTGCAGCGTGTCGCTCACGTCAGGTCTCCTTGGGCGGCTCGACCGGGCCGATGGGTGACGCCCAGAGGTGATCGCGCGAGATGCGGAACCCTGCGGCATGCCGATGGCCGCCCCCACCAAAGCGAGCGGCAATCTCGCTCACGTCCAGGCCACCCTCGCGGCTGCGCAGGCTAAAGGTCCGCCCCTCCGGCGTATCCCAGTAGCAGGCGGCGAAGGGGGCGTCCTCGGCCATCTGGTGGCCGGCGTCGCTGGCGTAGAAATACGGCACGTTCAGCACGGGCACCTCGTAGCCGGCGATCACCATCGTGTGTTGGGCGGCGGCACGGAATTCGGCGATGTCTTTGAAGTGCTTCCGCTCGATGGCTTCGCCGTCGGCAAGCAAATTCGACCGATAGGTGTGCATCAGCTTGTCCCATGCTTCGAAGTCGTAAGGGTAGCTGAACAGGCAGGCTTGAATCTCCCGGGTACCGGGAAGTTCAAACCGCCAGAGGTCACGATCCTGGATGTGCGCGATCAACACCGGTGGTGTCCTACCCGGGAAAAAATGGTCCCAGGCCATCATCGCGCCGGAGCGGTCCATGTCGAACTCAGCGGTGACGTTGCCAGGCAGGTCCACCAGGTCCTTCTCGGCGCTACGGTGGTGGTCCAGGATGGTGATGCTGGTGGCTACCTCCGCCATCTCTAGCAGCACCGGGCGTTTGTAGGAGAAATCGACGATCAGCACGGTGCGGCCGCGCACGTCGGGCGGGACGTCGCCGTGATTGCCCGGGTGGAATTCCACATGCTCGCCGAGAGCGCGGCGCACCACCCAGGCGGCGCCGAAGCCGTCGGCGCAGTTGTTGTGGTAAATGCAGAGGGTCTTTTCGGGGTCCATGGGGTCTCCTAGGCCGCAGCGGCGGCGACGTTGGGTTGGTAGTTGGCGGTGACCATCGCTTCCACCGGGTAGGGGGACACGCTGTTTCCGCACATGCGGTTCTGCTCGGCTTTGGTGAGGCGCCGGCCGTCCCAGGTGCGGTCGATGATGTAGTCGGGCGGGAAGCCCTGGGCCTGATAGAGCTCGTGGGGCTGCAGCATGCGCATGCCGATATCCACCAGCTGGTAGGGTTGGCCCTTCACCATAACCAGGCCCATGCGCGCCTTGGTGGGCAGCGTGTGGACCGGGTCGCGAACGTCCTGCCACTGGCCACCCTGGCCGTAATACTTCATCAGGAACGCCTGGACCTGGCCGTGGTGGAAGCCGCCGGCGGAAATCGTGTGCAGCGGGTCGTCCGGGTGGCTGCCGACGTTGTCGCCGCGCAGCTTGATCATGTGGCTGGTGACCAGGCTGTGGTTGTCCACCGCAGTGACGGTGCCGATCGGCCGGCGCAGGTCCGAGCCGGTGACCCCGGTGTAGTGCTTCGCCAGAAAAGCCTGGACCAGCTGGCCATGGTTGCCGGTGGGAACAATCGTCGGCAACGGGTCAGCGGCGTCGGCACAGCGCGGGCGCTGGCCGGGCGCTTCCCCGTAGCGGGGAACCAGGTAGGGCACGGCCAAGCATGTGTCGCCCTTGGCGGTGATCGTTGCCATGGGTTCGTCCAGGCCGCGCGGGCGTGATTGGCCAGCTCGGCCCCCGCACCCCACCACCGCGCCGGACGCGGCCAGCGTGGGCACCACAACGCCATAGCCGTTCGCGCCGGCGGTGATGGTTTGCAGCGGCTGGTTGATCGGCTGGCCCCTGAAATAGTCGTAGCCGTGGTTCACCTTCACGATGAACGGATCCGGGTGCTGCAGCACAAACCGGCGGATGCCCTCGGCGATCCGGCGCTGCGTGGCCTCGGCCAGCGGCCGGCGCACGCCGACGGCGCGGCCCTCTTCCTTGGTGAGGAAGATGCTGGGGCAGGGCAGCGACCAGTCGATGATGTCCGCTGCGGAGCGGTACGGCTTGAGGCCGGGCCCGTGGGTGGGCTCTGGCCAGACTATCGGGGCGCCATCACACCGGGCGATCAGGAACAGGCGTTTGCGGATGGTCGGCGCGCCGTAGGGGCATGCGCGCAGCTCCCGCCACTCCACCTGGTAACCGTGGCGGCGCAGCGCGTTCACAAACGACCGGAAGGTGTGGCCGCGTCGCTTGGGGCACGGGTACTGCTGGCCGTCTTCACGGCGCACCACCGGCCCCCAGCTGACGAACTCTTCGACGTTCTCCAGCATGATGATGCGGGGGCGGACGGTGCCCACCCAGCGCATGACCACCCACGCGAGCCCGCGCACCCGGGGGCTCACGGGCTTGCCGCCGCGCGCTTTGCTGTGGTGCGTGCAGTCCGGGCTGAACCACGCCAGGCCCACCGGGCGCCCCTGGGTCACCTCGCGTGGGTTGATGTCCCAGACCGACTCGCAGTAGTGCTTGGTATGGGGGTGGTTGGTTTCATGCATCGCCAGGGCCACGGGGTCGTGGTTGATGGCGATGTCGACGGGCCGGCCTATGGCCTGCTCGATGCCGGTGGAGGCGCCACCCCCGCCGGCGAAGTTGTCCACCACCAGCTCGCCGAAGTTGATGCTGCCCTGGAGGTTGCCGCGGAAGGTGCCCATTTAATGGCCCTCCGCTGGCGATGCAGGGAACCCGTCGTGCAGCTCGCCGTCTAGCACTCGCCCGGTGCACGCCTTACCAGCTTTCACCATGGCTATCGGATCCAACAGGTCGAGGCTGGACGGCTTGTGGGTGTTCCCGTTTAGATCGACCCAATAAGCCCCGTTGGAAACCATGTCGCTGCTGTAGTGACCGTTCTCATGGCTCGCGACCTGCCACTCGCCCCACTGCTTGAACAGGAACGGGGTGCTGGCCTCGGCGCACTGATCGCGCAGGGAGCGTGCCCAATCGGGATGCATCGGCCGCGCCTTTGCTCCTGACTCGCCGCCCACCACCACCCAGTCCACGCAGTCACCGTCGAAGGGGTCGTCTTCCGGGGGCACATCGCATTCCAGGGCGCTGAAGACCTGCACACCATGTTCGTCGGGCCAGTGGATATCCGTAAGGTCCACCGGTCCCAGCAGTGGTTCCATGCTGAGCCAGTGCAACTTGGCCGGTATCTCCAGAAGCTTCGGGATGTCGCGGTTCGCTTCCTCTTGGTTCACCACGGTGATGCCCAGCCAGCAGCGCTGGGCGATCATGTCGAACATCACGCTGTCCCAGCTGCTCATGCGCTTCACGTTGCCGATGCGCTTAGTCAGGATCAGCCAGTCCAGGTTGGGCGTCTTGGCGATCAGGGAGAACAGGTCCATGCGCCATTGCCGGGGCACCTCGTTATCGAATACGTCGGCGAGCGAGGCGCAGAACACCCGGTACCGGACGCCCTGCTTGGCAGCCTGGCGGTCCCACTTGAGCGGCTGCGTCCAGTTCGAAGGCGATGTGCGCCGGCGGGCTTTGCCTGGGCCCCAGTTATCGCCGCCGAAACGGTGGTTCCGGGCTTCGGCGTAGCAGTGATCGCAGCCGGGCCCGACCTTGGTGCAGCCTTCCCAGGGATTGAACGTATGGTGCGCCCACTCGATCTTAGTATTCTCAGCCATTGGCCGGGTCCTCCCGCTCTCCATCGAGCCGTTCCTGTTCGTGATTCACCAGTTCTTGCAGGCCGGGTGGGAGAGCTCGCCAGGCTTCTGTCGAGGCACACACGCAGTCGCCGCCGTCCCGCAGGTCCAGCGCTTGCGTTGCGGCATACTCCGCGAGCTGGTCGCGCTCCCGGCAAATGGTTCGGTAGGCCCGTTCCTGCTCGGTGCGGAATGCTTCGGCGCGCTCTTCGCGGGTCATGCCGTGGATGTCGCTAAGGGTGCGCTCCATGGCGCGGGCGGCTTCGAAGTCGACCGCTATGAGCAGCTCCCGCCCATCCTTCAGGCTGACGACGCCGACCGTTTTACCGTGCCCGCTGCAGCTGGCCACCGTGGGTACGCCGCCGGCGTTCAACGCTTCGACGATCGGTGCGATGCTGGCATCGACAGCAAAGGTCTTGCCGTTGTGAGTCAGCGAAACACTGGGCTCTTCACCCCAAGGAAGAGGCTGGTGAATACCGATGTCGCTTTTCGGGTTTGCTGGATTGAACTCGCGTCGGACCCAGAACGCTGTGGGTCCGTCCTCGGTATCCATCAGTGCCAACAGGAACCAGCCGAAGCCTGCTGGCTTGGTGTCCGCCCAGTCGCTATCCAGGTCACCATTCTCATCGCCCACTTCGGCGGTCGCGCACTTCAGGAGCTGCTCATCCAGCCACTCATGAAACGGACGTGGGTCTTCGTCCAGGTGGTCGGGCATGCCAGGGTGGATCCAGAAACCTTCTTTGTCCGGCTCGATGGGTGCTTCGGTGATCAGGTGCACCCCGTGGTGGATGCCTTTTGCGGTCTCCACCAGGTTGCGGTACGAGTGCTCGGCTTCATCGCCGCGCCATTTACCGTCCGGCGCGTGGGCTTCCTGTAGGTTGACGGCATAGTCGAGCAGTAGGTGGGCGGCGCGTTCTTTCACGTTCATGCGGTGTCTCCCATTGCTAGTGCGTACTCACCCGGCGCGATGCGGTGGTAGTGCTTGCCAGCGATCTGCCGGACCTTTTCGCGCCAGAATCGGTTGGTGGTAGGGCGTCCGCCGCTCTCAAAGCAGGCGTACAGTTCGGAAAGGGTGGCTCGCCCGCCGCAGGCTTCGAGGGCTACGCGCACGGCGTCGCGCCAGCATTGGGCGGTGCTCAGGTTGCCGATCAGGTAGGCGCGCAGCCGGGGGTGCACGCCGGCCAGCAGGGCGTCCGTCTCGGTGTAGAGGAAGAAGCCGTGGAGCGTGCGGGACTGTTCCTTGGTGAACAGCGCGAACAGCAGTGGCTTCGTGAGGCCCTGAAACAGATTGCGGGGCAGCATCTCCTGGCGGATCGACCAGCGATGGTGGTACCGGATGACCGTGGCGGCTGTCTGAAACAAGTAGACGGGCAGCAGCAGCCCGACCCGATCGCCGTCGCCCAGCTCGAAGTGACAGCGGTCCAGGAGCGCCTGCACCAGCTCGGCCTGGAACGGCGGGTTACCCACCACAGCGGTGGGCCGGGTGGGCAGTTCAACGCTGAGGCAATCGCCGGTGATCACGGGACGACCGGTGTTCGCCCTGGCGGCCGTGGCCTGGGCGGGATCGATCTCACTGCCAAAGGCGGGGACCTCTGGCGGGACGGCCAGCAGGAAACGGCCGTCGCCGCAGGTGGGTTCCCAGACCGCGTCGCTCTGATCAAGGTCGGGGAAATGCCGTTGAAGCAGCAGCTCGGCGGCCCATGTTGGCGTGAAATGTTGGTCGAGGCCTGGCGCTGGAGTGCTCATCGCAGGGCCACCACCTGAAAGCCGGCGGCGGTGATCGTGTGGTCGAACTCCGCGAGCAGCTCATCAATGGCGTCGGTGGCCAGGGGCAGCACGTCGACCAGGTAGCAGTGGCCGTTGGGGCGCAATTCGTGGGTCACACGGTCATCGCCGTTCTGGGCGTACAGCTTGATCTGCCAGCGGCGCGGGCCGAGACCGGCGGCGCGGTCGCTGATGCGGGGGTTCTTGTCGTGCACGGAGTAGGTGGCAACGATCATGCGGCACGCTCCAGGCGAACCCGCTGCGGGGCGTTCTTGATGCGGCACAGGTGGGCGCCGTTCTGCGGGCGGACGCCGCCCAGGGCCCAGCCGATGTCCGGGTCGCAGGGCTCGCCGTGGCTGGCGTCGCAGGCGGCGCAGGTGCCCCAGGTGGCCTGTTCGTCCCAGGTGAGTTCCTTGATCGGTGCGTCGGTGTTCATGCTGACCTCCCTCAGTGGCCCTTACCGAGACGGCGCTGCTGGCGTGGGGCCGGCGGGGCGTCCACGTAGCGATCCTCAGTGAATGCGAAGTCGCGGCCTTCGGCGGTGAGCAGGTCGCTCACCAGAGCGGGGTTGAACGCGGGGCGCTGCAGCACGTCCAGAACCTGGTGCTGGATCTGGCCCAGCAGCTCGGCGGACATATCGGCGTAGTCCACGCAGTGCAGGGCGCGGAGATAGCGGTAGTTGGGGTGTTGCCGCGGGTTGACCCCGAGCATGTCGCCGATATCGTCGAGCGTGCAGACGCTGAAGCTGGTGGCGCTAAACAGCTTTTTTACGGCTTGCTCCACCGCCAGTTTGTGGAATCGTTCGTTCATGGTCTCTCCCCCGAGAGGCCCGGCCCGTGGGCCGGGCGGTGGGTTTACGCGGTCATGCGGCCGATGGTGACGTCCATGACCCCGCCCATTTCCTGGCGGATCAGGTCTGCGAAGTCGTCGGCCATTTCTTCCTGCTCTTGCTCGGCCTGCACCATGCGGAAGCGGAATTCCGGGTCACCGTCGCTGGTGATGAGCGCGATGCGCAGCCGGAAGGTCCGCTCCGGCAGCCCGTGGTACGGGTTGCAGGTGAACTCGAGGAAGTTGGGCAGGGGCTGATCCCGGGATTTGGCTTCCACCGAAGCCATGGTTGAGCGGGTGGCGCCGTAGTCCCGGTCTTCGTGTTCCTGCTCGGTGTTGGTTTTCAGGGTGACCAGGCGGACGGCGGCAATGGCCTTTGAAAGCGGGTAGAACTCGGGCCCGTCTTCGCCCCGGATGGTGGCCGCTAGGTGCGGTGCCCAGTCTTCCAGCCACTCAGCGGCGGACTTTTGGTCCATGCGATTGCCCTCGATCTGCAGCAGCGCTTTGAAGGCGGCTGTCTTTTGCAGGCTCAGGGTGGCTTTGTGATCGGCATGGAGCGGGGCGTTCACGGTGCCCAGGTCCAGGATGGTAAGGGCGGCCATCTGTTCGGGGTCGATGAAACACGCGCTTTTAATGGTCTCGGTGACGTTAATGACGCAGTAGTTGGCGAAGCCCTTCGGGTCGTTGGTGGCGAACGTGCCCCGGAAGCGACGGCGGCGGTCGCTATACTGCTCCAGGTCCTCCAGACGTGCTGAATCGGGCAGGGCCAGCAGGTCCGCATCGTTCTCGATCAGCACGCGATTAATCGCGTCGATGACGGAGTTGTCCTGAAGGTGTTTGATCGCTTCTTTCTCCATTGGAACCTCTGTGTCTGTGGTGAGGGTGGGTGTGGTGCCTTACTCGCTGGTTTCGCGGGCAGGCCGGGGGAAGAAGTCGCCCTGGTTTTCCGGCGAGAGGGTCATGCGCCCGCCGCGCCCGACGTGCATCGGGGTGCGGGTCGTGTCTTCCTCCTGGGCGAAGCCGCGCAGGGTGGCGCTCTTGGAATGGATCTTGTGAGACACGTCGACCTGGTTGGATTCTGCGATGCGCTTCACCTTGAAAGTGACCGTGACGCTGCCGTCCTTGCTGTTCTCGACGGTGCCGAGCGCCACGTCGCTGAGGGCTCGGCCCAGCTTCTCGGCGAACACGCCGGCGTCGAGATCGCCGATGAACTCGGCGGGGTCGGTGTGGGTGCCTTTCTGTGACATGGGTTTCTCCCCTTGCTTGCTTGTGGTTTAGAAAAGGGCGATGACCACCAGGGCCACCGCGGTGACGGTGAGCGCCGTCGGTAAAAATCGGAGCCGGTTGCGGCCGGCCAGGGCCCGCTCGCTGGGAAGCGGTATCTGAATCGTTGTGGCGTTGTATTGGCTTCGCATGGGGTCTCCTACGCGGCGTTGTTGAGCTGGTGGCGTAGGTGGTCCAGGCCGGCGGTGGTGATCTCCACGCGGACGTACCATTGCGGGCCAACATGCGGATGGGTGAACTGCTCTTCGCGCTCCACCAGCCAGCCGGCGCGGATCCACTCTGGGTTTGCGCGCCGGCGCCCGGTGGTGCCGTCCGGCTTGAACGCGCCGAGCTGTTCCAGCTGGCGGCGCAGGGCCCGGTCGCCCAGGTGCAGGGCCCGGGCGGCGTCACGGATGCGGTAGGTGCTGTCGTTGGCGGAGCGGTGCATAGCAGTTCTCCTCAGACGTTGAACGGCTCGCGGCCGATGTCGCGGCCCAGCTGGGCGTCGTGCCACCAGGCGTATTCCTCGGGCCCGTAGGGCACGGGTTTGTATTCCTGATAGCGGTCCCCCTGGTAGAAGCCCCAGGGGTGGTCCCAGGCGCCGTGCCAGAACAGAGTCCAGGTCTCCGGCTGGATCGTGGTGATCCGGTGCAGGTCGATCTCGCGGTGGCTGCGCGCCAGTGTGTTAAACCAGCGGACCCGCCGTTCACCGAGGTTGATCACGGCATGGCCGAGCGATTGGTGCAGGGGGTACGCGATGCCCCGTTCTTCGGTGTAGCGGCCGGTCAGCACCAGGCTGTGCGCCGTGTCCCACGGGTGGTCATGCAGGTGGCGCTCGGCGTCGTTGCGCAGGAAGCGGTGCAAGTACCAGAACCGGTCGTACTTCTCGCCCAGCCAGTAGCGTTCCAGGTAGGGCTTGCCCTCTGGCTGGATCAGGCGGCAGGGCCGGTTCGCCGTGTAGTTGAACAGGGCGCGGCGAGGCAGGCGGGCGAGGGCGTTCATGCGGCGACTCCCTGGCGCAGCCAGAAACGCACCAGGCTGCGCACCTGGGCGTGCAGATCGTCGACGGTGCCGACGTTGAACATGTACAGGTCGCTCTGGTGCAGGGTGAGCGGCTGTTCTGTGCTGTGATCTGCGCCATCCCCCTCGCGCTGGTCGCCCTTGGGCCTGCCGATGTGCACCACCAGACCGCCTTGGCGCCGCACCCACGAGGTTTCCGCTTCCGTACGGATATCGGTTATGGCGACGATCTCCGGCGTGTCCTGGAAGTCCTCCAGGTGGGCAATGCGGTGTTCCAGCCGCTTGAGCAGGTAGTCCTGGCCCATCGTTCCGCGCACCCAGTCGCCGAACAGTTGCAGGGCGCGTCGTGGGGTCAGGTTCCCCAGGCTGGTGGTGGGTTGGCGTTTGTAATCGCGGTCTTCGCACAGTTCGGCGAGCGTGATCACGCTGGTTTCCATGCCCATCAGCCCGGACAGCCCGTCGTACAGGGGGCCGGCGATGGCTAAGGCCTGGGTCTGCCACTCGGTGGATAAGGCAAGGGCCGCAGTGTTTTTGCCGACGCCGGCGGGGCCGGCGAATCCGATTATTTTCATTGGGTAAGCTCCGTGCCGTCGGTGGTGTGCGTCAGGCCACCGGTGTCGATGAGGTGTTGTTGTTCGGCCCGCCAGTCCTGCTCGCTTTCGAGCCACTGCTCGGCGTGCCGGTGAGCCAGGCTCAACAGTTCGCCGACGGTGTAGTCCTCGATGGGCTTGCCGAGCAGAGCGACGGCGTCCGCGAACGATTGCGCCCAGCGCCCGTTGCATTCGCCCAGGGGTAGCGTCCGTTCGATGCGGACCAGGGTGTTGAGCACGTGGTCGGCGCGCCCGGAAACCGTGGTCATGTCGGGGTTGCGCAAGCTCATGCCGCACCTCGAATGGCTTTCCGGTTGATGTGGCGCGTGATGGCGTCGGCGGCATCGATGTACAGCAGCGCGGGCTGGTTCTGGTCCCGGTAAATCACCGGCGGGGCGGGGCAGTCGCGGTCCGTGATGTCGCGGACCCGCAGATCGATATCGTGGCTGAACGGCGTGCTGCGGATAGCGATGCTGTGCTGACCCAGGTGCAGCACCGTGGTGCCGCGCCGGCGAATGGCTTCGCGCAGTGCGCGTTCGTCGGCCAGGCTGAATTGAAACGGTCCCTTCATGGGTGTGCTCCTTGCGGTTTGTTGTTCTGAGCGGCCCGGCGGCAGCGCGCGAGGTAGCGGTCGGCACACTCAGTGAGTGCCTCGCGGGTACGCAGGGCGGCGGTGGTATCGGGCAGGTCCCGGGTGTAGCGGTCGAGCAGCTGGCCGCTGTTACCCATTGCGGCGCGCAGGTCACTGGTGACTGGGGCGCGGGCGAAGGCCCGGCGGGCGTTGTGCATCACGTCGCGGTGGCTCATGCGGCCCCCGGCGGGAAGTCGGGATCGAAGCCGGCGCCGGGCAGGCGCTGCTGGGGGCGCATCGGTCCGCGCAGGAAGCGGCTGATCAACAGTCCGTGTTCGTGGGCGCGGCGGGCGCTGCGCTGTGCCGGCGGGGCGATCAGCAGGCCAGAGCCCTGGCGGCCAAACACCGCGACGCGCCCCGTCGCGGCTTGCAGCGCCGCGATCTGCGCCGGCGTGCGCTGGGTGGGGTGGATGTAGATCTGTGCCATAAGTCTACCTTTCGCAAAATGCTAATATTGGCGACATTAGCAATATGCGAAAGGTGATGCAATAGCAAAAAGCTAAATTATTTGAATGTGGCGAGGCCGGCCCTGCGGGGAGCAGGGCGGCTAGGTCAGGCTAGGCTAGTTATGACAGGGGTTAGCGGACGCTGCTGATCTTCTTCGAGCCGCACTCAGTGCAGCGCCAGCCACCGATTTTCACGGCGACCCCGAACCAGATGATGGCCCAGAAGCCCACAGTGAGCAGGGTTAAGATGAGGTGCAAGATGTGGTTGGTTCCTTGCCGAAAGACCACGCGCTGCTGCTGGCAGCTAGCGCAGAATCCCCCGCGTTTTTCGTCGGCCATTTGAAGCTCCTTTTTGTTTTATCCCCATTACAACTTGCGCTTAATCTCGGTGACTTTCCCGATGATTCGGCAGTTGCCGTTAATTTTTATCATGGGGTAGGTAGGGTTTAAAGGCTTCAGGTACTTTTGGCCGGCGTCTTCTACGAGCATTTTGAAGGTCGCTTCCTCGCTGTCATCCAGCTTTGCGACCACAAGATCGGTGATGCCCCAGGCTTGGTTCGGCTCCACGTGGATGAGAAAACCCGCTGGCACGCTAAGTCCAGACGGGTCAGGGTTCGTCATTGAGTCGCCTTTTACCCGCATCCAGAACGATTCGTCGGAGGCGCCGACGGGGGCGAGTTCCATTTCATCCGCGCAACCAACAGGGTGAATATCGACCGCCGGGCCCCAGAGGCCGGCTTCAACGTAGGACACGACGGGGGCCTTGCGGACACCCACGTTGTTGTTTGCGGGTTCTACGTTGGTGTCGCCGTAGTGGGTCCGAGACTCCGCAATTTGGTGCCCAGCTGATTCAAAAGCAAAGGGCTGGTCCATCTTGTACTTCGGTAAGCCAAAGGCGTTCTCAAGCCGGCGGGCCAAGCTGTGGCCCATGTTGCGGTACCCAGTGCGTACCTGGCTAAGCTGGCTTTGACTCATTGACGCCTTGTCGGCGCAGGCCCGCAGCGACCCTTCCTTGCGAACGAGTGCTTCGAGGTTCCGGCGCCGTATCTCTTTGATATCCATTCGGTGATTCCATAGCAAATTGCTAACACAAGGAATTCGCAAAAAGCTATTGACCGAGATTTAGCAAAAAGCTAATGTCAGGCCATGGACGCATACTCATTCCTCAAAAAGTTCGGGCGCGAAGAGTCGGAACGGGTCGCCGAGGCGGCTGGGACCAACTTCGCTTACTTCTACCAGATCGCGCTGGGACATCGTCGGCCGTCAGTGGACCTAGCCTCAAGGCTGGAATCTGCATCGGACGGCCATATGGATTTTGCCGCCCTGCTGCGTCCCAAGAAGAGGGCAGCGTAGGTGGAATCATAGCCACTTCGCTTAACACAGGTTAGAGAGAACGGGGAGAGCAATTGGCCATGAGAAACAAACCCATGGGCCTGATGGAACGCGCTGCGCGCACCATTCTGGACATCAAGACGGCGCTGGCTCTGACGGCCAAGCGACACGGTATCAACACCATTGCGGCCACCTACGGGTTCCACCCTCAGCAGCTCTACAACAACCTGAACGTCAATGACCCCGACCGGGCGCCCACCCTGGCGCAGTTCGAGCTGATCACTGAGTTCGCCCGCGATCACAACGATCACCAACAGATACTCGATTCCCTATCCCGGGTGACGGGTTGCGTGTGGATCCCGATCCCGGCCGCTGAGGACGTGAGCCGCACCGAGCTGTTCGGCGAGGTCGCCGAGCTGGTGGATCGGGTAGGGCGAATGTGCCGCAACACGCAGATGGCCGTGGCGGATAACCGCGTGGACCAGGATGAAATCGCGGTGCTTGAGCGGGACCTGCTGCGATTGATTCAGGCCGGTCACCGGTTAGTAGAAGGGGCAAAGCGGTTCGGCGAGGAGTAACCCATGCAGCGGGAACCACTTAGCGAGCATGAAGTCCGCGAGGCGCTGCAACACATCGACCCGGACTGTGATAGAGACACCTGGTTCTCCGTGGCGGGGGCCTTG